TAATTTTGTTTTATCTAATTGTTCTTGTTTTTTTCTTAAATTATCTATTTTTCTTCCAAGCTTTTGAGCTTCTGATTCCATTTCTTTTATTTCGCTAGTAGAAAATAATGTTTTATCTTCATCTGCCATTTTTAAAGTTGCTACAACATCTTTTAATTTATCTTCCAAAACAGCAATTTCTTTATCAAAATTTTTTGTATTAATTTCAGTACCAATAATTATATTTCCATCTGTCATTTAACCACTCCTTTCTATAAACCAAGTGATTTATAAAATTCTTCAGCACTTTTCTTTTGTTCTTCGGTTGCCTCTTTTTTCTTTGATTTATATTTTTTTAGTGCTACTTGTTGTTTTGCTTTTTCTATCTTTTGTCTTTCTTTACTGTCTTTAATATCTTTTGTATCAAAATTACGCAAGTTTCTTATTCTATTTAACACACAACAATTGCCTAGTTCACTATTTGATAGTCCATTCATTAAATCAAAAAACTCCCACCAATGCATATTTTCATTATCAAGTTTTATTTTATAATCGCTTCTAAATGAGGTTTTAATATAAGAATAATCTTCAATATAATCCATATCAGGTTTTTCGTTTGTTTCAATATCTAATTCTTTACCACATGAAAGGTATTTTTTTGCCCCTTTAAGCAACATTTCATAGTGTTGTGGGTTGTCTATGCCCTCATCGCCAAAAAGCAAATATATAATTGCTAGAGGGCGTTCATAAACACCTATTGTTTCATCTTCTGCAATTCTATTACATTCAATAGCAATTCTAAAATCAGTATTTATTTTGTATTTTTTGTTTTCAATTTCAACATATTCTGGATAATTATTCATCGACTTTCAACACGTTTTCATTTTTCTTAATATCAAACTTATACTTATTTTTGATTTCTTTTACAATGTTATCCATAGTAATATCTAATTTAGGTTCAATTTGTTCTTTGATAATAGTTTCAATTTCAATTAATGTTTCCCACTCTAAAGGTCTACCATTTAATAACTTATCAACTCCACCTTTTCCTAAAAACATATCATAATTTTCTTTTTCTTTTTTATAAAAAGTTCTAAGTGCATCATATTGTAATTTTTCGTTGTTGCTCATTATTTGACCTTTTTTCTTAAAGTCTTGTTTCTTTTCAATAATAGCCAATTGACTATTTATCCAACTATGATTTTTCTTGTGATTATCCCACATTGTTTGTAGTCTATCTATTAAATCTAGTTCTTTTAAATTGATTGTAATTTTTTCCCCTGTTTTTTTCCCATCTTTAGTAGCTATTGGCAATACTATCAAATTTGTAGTTTCTCCAATAGTAATGACATTTTTATTTTCCATTTCTTTCCTCCTATTCTAACAAAAAATAAGGACTTGGCGATTATTTCGCCTCGCCCTTAAAGGTTATTATAAACTTGTTGTTTCTTGAAATGAAGGTACTCCACCAGTTATAGTTACTTTTCCATCTGTTGGATCTCCTTCAAAATATAAATCATAAGAAACTTCTTCACCAGAATATTCAGTAACAGTTATTAAACCATCACTCATTTTAGCGTCATAATTTCCATTTGAACCACTCCAAGTATCAACTTCAAGTATATGTGTTTTATAATTTAATTTATCTCTACCAGCATTTACAAACGTAAAGCAAGGGTCATTTTTATATGCTTTTTGTGTAACACTTGATTGTTTTTGATTTGATGAATGGTCACTTCTACTTGAGTCCTCAATTATCCACTTAATTGTATCAACTTGAGGATTATATGAAGTAGATAGTTCTTCAACACCTATACCTATAACTTTCCAAGTTGGATTTTGTGAAGATGGTGTAGTATCAATAAATCTTAAATATTGACTTGTTTTTAATTTTTCAATATTATCAGGTATCACTATAATTCCTCCTTAATTTTATTTTTGCTATCTAATTCTCTTTTAATAAGAACTAAATCTCTATATTCAAGAGGTTCAATAAATCCTTTTTCATTAAGTTTTACTATTTGATTATATGACAAACCTTTAATCTCGTCACCAACAATATATTGTTTATCATTAGCAACAAAATCAATTTTAGCAATTACTTTTTTCATTGGCTTATTCCTCCTCTCTCATTTTCTTCTCTATATGTTATTTGTATTTGTATATCAAATGTTGCCTCTGTTCCATCTTGACTATTAAATGTTCCACAATTTAAACATTCAATACTCTCAATATTATCTATATCAGGCAATATGCCTTTATCATTATTAGATTTGATTTTATTTTCAAACTCTTCAAAAAAACCAATATTCTTTAAATTATTTATAGTAGCATTTGAATAAGACTTGCGACTTCTAAATGAATAAACATCTCTACGTTTTACTATTCCAATTACCCACTTTTCAACTTCAGTATTAGTTGGTATCTTATCTAGTGAAAAATCCCCAACTTTTCCTAAAAAGTCAGCATTTATTTGATAGTCCCTGTTTGTAGTAAGAGTATTAATTATATTAAACAGGTAGTCACGCAATTTTGAAATTCTTGAACTTTCACTATTCATATTTAACCTCCATGATTAACATAATCTTGAACCTCTTTTAGAACGTCATCTTTTTCAGCACTCCACATACGTTTATTCCATTTAGGTCCAGTTCCAGCCGTTGTATAATTTTTAACTTTATGAGTGTTATCTTCACGCTTTCCATAATATTGGTATCTAGCATAAGGAACTTCATAAATTATAAAATTATCTTCTATATCAACAATAGTTCTTAAATTACCTTTAGAACTTTTATTACTCATTGGAACATACTTATCCATGTGTTTGTAACAAGTATTTGTAAAAAACTTTTGTACACGTCCATTAGGTTCAATTCCTAGTCTTGCTTTAATAACACCTACTGGTTTCATTTGAACACCTTTAGCCATTATTTGCCCCCTAGATGAATATGTTGATTATGTCCATAAATATTATTATTAATGCTTGAAACTTGAAAAGTAAGATAATTAGATAAATCATCAGGTGTTTCTATGTCAATGTCAAGTGTTCCTTCAACAATAATATCACCAATCGCAAAATCATTTATATCTAAACCACTATTTTGGTCATAAGGTATTCGCACCTGTACGTCATTTGCTTGGTCTAAACCTTTGTTAAATCTTGCACCTTCGCCACCATAGAACCATACTTTACTATAATTGTGTCTTACCCATTTTTCTAAATGTGTCGTAACATCTAATCCATTTTGATGATAAACAGTTAAACTTGAATTAACAAGCATTATCTACACCTACATACATTAAGTGTTCGCCATCTACTATCACATTTAATAAATAAGTTTTTATAATATCTTCAAATTCAGCACTTTTTGATTTTACAATATCACTTATTCTATCAGGTGTTAGATAACTCACACTATAACCATCTGTACTTTCACTTGCTACATTACCACTAGCATTAATATTGCTTGTAGCACTATCAAAGTCTTTTATACTATTTATCATTTTAAACTCACACAATTTTACTTCTTGTGGAATATCTTTTTTACCTACTAATCTATTAAAAGTTCTATTATCAATTTTTCTTCTTGCTTCAAATTCTAATAAGTTAAAAGGCATTAGGTCTAAAGTTCCACCCAAACCTTTATAATCTTCATAAGTCAGGTATTGTCCTTCAAATTCCATAATGCCCTCCTTTGTTTATTTTATTATAGACTTACTGAACCACTAACTGGGAATTTTGCTATTACAACTTTTGATTCATCAGTTAATGCAGCCACAAAATGTTCATCAGCAGAAATTAAAGTTTTCTTACCTTTAATTATTCTATCAGTTTCAACATTTACTCCACGTTTTAAGAAAATAGTTACTGCTGATAATTCTTCATCACCAGTTTGACTTTCTGCTCTTAATTGAACGATTGGGTTAAGATAATAAGTTCCATCACTATTTACTGCTTTTCTTGATGGTACAATTCTTGTATTTGCTATCATACCAATTTCACCACGCATAATAACTTCATTATTATACTTATCAGCAGATATGAAATTACTATCTTTTCTTAATGTTGTAACTTGATGTGGATGAACAAATGCAACTTTTGGTACATTTTCTTCTTCTAGGAATAAATCAAGTGCATCAACAAAGTTATTATAAGAAATATCAGTTGCAAATTGTTTAACAACTTGTGCTTTCTTTAATTCATCCATTACTTCATTATCAACTTTACTAGCAATTGATTTTGCAAGTTGGTTGTTTGCTTCTCCAACTGGGTTTCCATAACCACTTAAAATTGCTTCATCAGTTAATGTTACATCTTTAACAATTTTCTTTACTTTGTATTCTGCTGTTGTAGTAGTTAGTGTTGCATCACCTTGTTCAACACCTTCAGCAACTACTTCAGCATCACCTATATATTGATATTTAGGTATTGTAATTGTACTACCAGGTTGTCCTTCTAAAGTTGTATCAATTTTAGCAAATGGTGTAGCCACTATTGCTTTTGAAAGTTTTGCACTAATCATTGGTGCCATTACTTCTGGATCTACTAAATTTGTTAATTTAGTTACTGCCATTTTAATTCATCTCCTTAATTATTATTATATTTGTTAAATAACTCTGGATTTGATTGTTTTAATTCTAGTCTTTCTTTGTATCCCATTTTGTCAAAGTCGTCTTTTGAAACTGTTGTTTCTACGTTTTCATCTATGCTAGGCATATCAACAACTTTGTTAGGATTAGCAAAAATTCCATCTTTTCCGTTTGTTATTTCTTCGAATAAATCTTTTGCAGATTTACCAACATTTGCACTATTTTTAAGTGCTGTTTTAATTTCGTTCATAATTGCATTTTTAGTAAAATCATTTACGAACTTCTTATCGCCAAATACATCATTAATATTTTTAGTTAAAATATCATCTTCTTCTTTGGCTTTTTGACTTGCAATTCTATCAGCTTCTTTTTGCTCATAGTCTGCTATTTTTGTTTTTAGACTTTCCATTTCATCAGATTTAGGGGCTTTTTCTATTTGTGCCTTTAAATCGGCAATAGTAGTCTTGTTATCTTCTAATTGGTCTTTATATTTGTTTTCAACCTTTTCAGTTTCAATTTTAATATAATCTCCATGCTTAGCAAGAATACTTTTTATTTGTTCCTTTGATAATTTTTCTTTAGTTTCTCCTATTTCTAATTCTTGTAAAAAATCTTTCATAATATTTCCTCCTATCATTTTTTTCAACTGGTCTACTCCAGCACAAGAACTTAATATTAAAGTGCTGTTGCACTATAAACAAATTATAATACATTTTTTTTAATTAGTCAAAAACCCATAAAAAAACAAGTATTATTTCTTACTTGTTTTCTTTTTGGTAGTTCTTTTAGTTTTTGGTTTTTCTTCAATAACTTTTTTTGTTTCTTCGGTTTTGGTTTCTTCTTTTTCTTTTTCGGGTATAATTTCAACAACCTTAACTACAACTGCCTTTTTAGAATTATCACCCATTAAATAATCAGCTAATTCTTTTTCACATTCAAAAGTATCTCC